GCGACAGCCGATCTACCAGCATCGACGCAGTTTCTATGCTGGCACGGTTACATGAACAACGGCGGCACGGCTTCGGCAGTAAACTTTGATTGCATGCGGGTGTATACCGAAACAGATTATTGATTGACATCGCATGCGGCGCATGATAACGCCCTATTAACTGGGAAGGTATCCACAAATGACAAGTGCAAGACGCATACGACATTATACGAACCCGGCGCAACGCTAAATTAGAGTCGAAAGACTCTATTTACCGTCTGCTTTCTGACTCATACCGAGGCGGATATGAGTATATTTCAAAATCACATTTAGAACAATACGAGCGCGAATGGTCAAAGGCGTATGAGAAGCGCAAAAAGCGATCGGTGTACATTAACTTCCTTCAGCCAATTGTTGACCTGCTCACTGGCTTCATGTGGGTGCAGCCAGTAAACCGTAATATCCCTGACAAGCTAAAGCCGATAGAAAAGCGCGCATCGAAGCGCAAGGGGATTGACTCATTCATGCAGTCAGTAGCGACGCAAGCAGCAAGCTACACTGTGGGCGTTTTGGTGGATTCGCCATCGTTTGACCCTAACGTAATCAGGACAGAGGCCGACAGATTGGCGGCGAAGGTGCAGCCGTATGCGTGTATCTACGCGCCGTGGCAGATACGTGATTTTGCATGTGACGACATGCTGAACCTTGAATGGGTTTTGCTCGATGATTCGCGCACGGTGAAAGAATCGCCGCTTTCTGAGGCTAAGCCTACAAAAATCTACAGACTGTGGACTCGGCAATATTATCAAGACTTCGAGATCAAAGAAGACGTAAAGAAAAGCGTTATACCTGGCGAGCCTGTACCGCACCCACTCGGCGAGGTGCCTTTTCATTTCGTGAACTTTCGCGACATCGAAGATGATTATATATCTGACTCGCCGATGGAAGACATCGCGATACTGTCAAAAGCCATCTACAACGTGATGAGCTACCTTGAGGAGATGCTCGCGAGCGGAACATTCAAAAGCCTGTTTTTCCCGATTGTGGCAAAAGACGACTTGCCAGAAGAGATAGCCAAAAAGGGGCTTTCTGATTCGCCGATTGTGGCTTTTAACGCTCAGGCCGGTAAAGGGCCATATTTTGACGGGGCCAAGCTCGAAGAAATATCCTCATTCAAAGAAGCCCTGAATATCTACATCCTCGAAATTTTCCGTAAAATCGGCATGGACGTTGACCGGGACAAAAGCTATGTCCAGAGCGGTGCCGCCATGGGGAAAGAATTTCAAAAGACAGAAGCACTATTAAAAGCAGGTTCACAAGCCCTCGAAGAATGCGAAAAATTTATTTTCCGCATCGCTGGCAAGTGGATGGGCGAAAATTATTATGAAGATCAGATCAAGATCGAGTACACGAGAGAATTTCAGCAGAGCGACGTCGCTGCTGAATTTATGAGGCTGAAGGCTGTTTACGACATGGCCCTTCCTAACCTTTCACGTATCGCCCTTGAAAAGATCGTCAAAATGCTTTTCCCAGAGGAAAACGCGAAGGCTCTTGCAGATCAAGAGTTTAAACGTCTACCTGACGAACCGGGCTTAAATGGTGAAGCAACTCAGCAAGAGGTAGAACAATAATGGGCGAATGGATTATAACGGCACAGCCGGGAACTGAAGACGAGGTTTATGAGTTTGTTGACCCAAAAACCCGCCGAACAGTATCATTACCAAAAAAACTCAATGAAGTGGACATGAAAAGTTTGCTCGAAGGTGTCATAGAGAAATCTAAGACAAATGCAAAAGAGCAATATCGCGCACAGATTGAGGAATTGACCGCGAAAGTATCTGATTACGACGACCTGAAAAACAGGCTGTCAGAAGTAGAAACAAGCGGTCTCACGGCATCGCAAAAAGCGGCCAAAGATGCAGAACGTGTAGCCAAGGAAGCAGAGAAGCACAAAGCAGAGGCTGAACGCCTTCGCGCAAGTCTTCACTCTGAAAAGGTGAACAATTCAGTATTCAAGGCACTAGGGCAGACTAAGGGCTTGATTGACATCAACAAAGCCGCGACACTGTTCAACGCAGAAGCAAAGCCAAAGCTCATCGAAAAAAATGGTGAATTTCTCACCGTTGCAGAAATCGACGGGCAAGAGTTGGATATCGCAGAGGCATATTCGAAATGGATTGCACGCGATGACAACAAGATTTTGCTGCAAAATACACTCTCCGCAGGCGCAGGTTCAGCCGGCGGGACTGCCAGCATACAATCGAAACAGATGAATAGAACCGACTTTTTCGCGCAGACCCCTGCGGCTCAGGCTGCATTCATAAAGGACGGCGGGAAGGTGCTTGATTAACAAGTGAGGAAATAATGGCAAGTGCAAACACACTGACGGGCCTGATTAACAACGCATATACCGCGTGGGAAATCGTATCCCGTGAATTGACCGGTTTTATCCCGGCAGCGACGATGGACGCAAGCGCAGAGCAGGCGGCGGTTGGTCAAACTATCCGTACACCTATCGCGCCTACAGCATCGACAACCAGCATCACAGCGGGCGCTTATGCCCCAGACTCTGGCGGTCAAACAATGACCTACACAGACGCGACCATCAGCAAGTCAAAAATGGTGCCAATCATGTGGACAGGCGAAGAGCAGCGCAGTATAGGCGGCGTTTACGGTACGATTCAGACTCAGCGTTTCGCTCAGGCGTTCCGCGCTCTGGTAAATGAGATCGAAGCCGACCTTTTCGTAGAAGCCTACACACACGCTTCACGCGCATACGGCACAGCGGGCACAACGCCTTTTGGTTCGTCTCTCATCGATATGGCAGAAATTCGCCGCATCCTTGACGACAACGGCGCGCCAATGTCTGACCGTGCTATGGTGATTAACACCGCAGCGGGCGCGAAAATGCGAACTCTCGCAAACCTCGGTGTAGTTTCCTATGCCGGTTCTGACCAAACCCTGCGCGGTGGCACACTGCTTCCTGTTCATGGTTTTCAGGTGTACGAATCTGGCCAAATCTCTCTTCACACAGCGGGCGCGGGTACAGGCTACGATATCAACAACGGTTCAGGCGAAGTAGTGGGCCAAACTACTCTGACTCTCGACGGCGGCACTGTCAACGTGACTGGTATTAAAGCCGGCGACGTTGTTACGTTTGCAACAGACGCAAACAATAAGTACATTGTGAACACTGGTTTGACTTCGACCACAGGTGATATCGTCATCGGCAATCCGGGCGTTCGTGCAACAATCGCAGACGCAACCGAGATGACAATTGGCGGCTCGTACACCCCGAACGTCGGGTTTTCTCGCTCAGCCCTGAAGCTTATCGCTCGTGCGCCTTTGGCCCCCATCGAAGGCGACGGTGCTGCCGACCGTATTTATATGACCGACCCGAATACGGGCCTGACTTTTGAAATCTCGCTCTGGAAACAGTACCGCCAGATCCACATAGAAGTCGCGCTCGCATGGGGCGTCAAGGCTGTTCAGTCTGAGCACATCGCTCTGTTGATCGGGTAACCAGATGGCAGGCGGTGCGAAGGATACAGCGACCTTTGGCGCGTTTGTTGGTGCCACACTCGATTTGATTGCGATCAATCTGAAGTGGCACGTAGTCAGCAAGAACGTCTGCACGATCGCCGCTGTATAAGGAGAAACACATGAAAGATAAAACACCAGTAGAAGGCGGCTCAGAAATTGAGGCCGCAAAGAAAACAAAAGCCCCAGAGAAAGAGCGCCAAGGCGAACAGTATGAAGGCGACGTAAACGCGTATAAGGCCGACCCGTCAAATTGGGCTAACCTTTCACGCGTAGCACGGGATTACGGATGGCAATTCATGACCAGTGAAAACGCTGTTACCTTCGACAATATCCCATCAGCGCAACTGCGCCAAGTTGTGACTATTGCCGAAGCTTACAGGACGCGTAAACTTCGCTAATGGAATCGACCTACTGCACCATTGCCGATGTAAACACCTATGCACTCGCTAACGGCGAGCGTCAGTGGTTACAATCAGCAAGTATAGACCTGATCGGCGCAATCAATAACGCCGCAGGCTATGCTGTGGGCAGTAGGTCGATGGCCGTTGATGGGTTTCAGGATTCTGGAAACCCTATCTCAGCAGGTGACAAATTCACTATCGCAAACGACAGCACGGCGACGACATACACAGTTATCGGGGCGGTCTATAACGGCGGCACGGTTGAAATCACTTTTTACCCGACATTGGCTGAGGCAGCGTCCGATAACGACGCAATTACGTTTACCACAGCGACAGCGACAGACGAGCAAACGCGGTGTGTAGTCAAAGCTACAAAAGACATTGTGAGATATCATAAACAGCTCAACCAGGATGGCTCTTTATGGCTCCCCACAAACGCAGACCTAAACAAAGCGGCGATTCTCCAGTCGATTCACCTCATGAAGGTGATGGACATGCGAGACCGGGCAAAAGTGATAGGCGAATTAACTCGCACATCGTTCGACGATGGCGAAATTGTCATTCAGAACATAAGCAACCCGACTTTAGACGAAGACGCTAAATATTTGGTTGAGAAAGTTCGGGGCGAATACCGCGAGGAGATCAAAATAAACGACGAGTTCTGGAACCGTAGCGGGGCATACTATGGCCGTTAAAAAGTCAGATTGGGCCATCCGTGAGGAAAAGAACGACATGCTGCGCGCGGTAAATGACATCCGCAGGCGATATGCAGAGATCGACGATGCCGCATGGATTCTGTCAAAAAATCAGCAGGAGTTTGAGGCGGCATTAAAGAAATACGAAAACACCTTGAGCCGGCCGATTCTACGATTCTTCGCAGGCGATACGATGGAGCAAATAGCCGCCGAAGCTCATGATCAGTTCATCAGGTCTCTGCGACAGTACATCGATGGCGGGTTAGTTAAAGTATCGCGCCAAATCAGCAACCGGCTCATAGAAAACCTGAGATCCCAGATCGTGCGCAATATCGACGGCTTTATGCTATCAATGGACATCAACCTCAAAGAAAAGGCAAAGGCGTTACGAGCGGCGGCAGCCGATAAATCTGTATCAGCGGTTGCGGCTGAATTAGGCCTGAGACAGTTAAAGACAGAATCAATAACCGCAAGAACAACCGGTGCGCAGGATATCGAGAAAGCGTGGTCTGATCTTACTGCTAAATATGGCGGGCGCGACACTGTGAAATATCGCGACGGTAAAAACTACCCCCTGAATACGTACCTTGACGGGCGCGCAAATACCACTTCTGCGGATATTCACCGAACGGTGACCCAATTGGACGCAGCGGAATCCGGCATTTACACCGGCAAGATATCGAGCCACGGCGCAACGGATTCTTGCAAGCCATGGGAGGGTAAGATTGTTGCTTTTTCAAGCGAAGGCCGCGACATACTTTCGAAGCGATGGCCGGGCGCTGCTTCATTAAAGACCGTCGAAGAAATCAAAGCCGACAAAGAAACTCACCTTTGGAAGTTCAATTGCAGGCATATTGTCACGCCCTACCCTGTGCAATTTATGGACGATGCCGCCGACCTACTGGGGGCCGCGTGAAATTTTACCGGGCCAACTTAGTGAATAAACAATATGTAAAGGCCGCCCCAGTTAAGGCCATTACATGGTCTATGAAATCTCTCGTCCTGCAAAACAAGCAAGGCGACGCAGTGGCGTACCAAGGTAAATTTACTTCGACAGAATCCATAAAGAGCGGTGCTTTTGTCATCTCTGACGACGGCAACGGGGTGATGAAGCCTTACAGGGTAGAGCAACGCGGCGGGATGGCCGGCATAAACGTGTATCTACTGCGAGAGGAAGGCATGATTCGAGGCGCGAATGGATGAAGCGAAGATCATGCGCGCTCTGCAATCTATGCAGGTTAAGGCGTTGAGAGCTGCGGCAAACGTCGGCTTAGCCCACGTATTGCCGTTTGTACCGATTGACACCGGGGCTTTGAGAAGATCCGGCAAGGTGATAGAGCTAGACGGCGGCGTCGCTCTCAAGTTTGGCGACGAGAAAACACAAGATTATGTAAAAGCGCAATATGGGCAGCTTGAAGGCGCATCCGGTAAATACGCAAAGCGGCACCATTTTACAGGCGGGGCCATGGCGCGTCTTTTATCGTTGATATCTGCAACAGCAAGACGGAGTGCACGGGGTAAAGGTAATCGTGCAAGATACAGCGCCGCATATCGTGAGGCGGTAGAAGAAGGAAACCTTACAAGCTTCCCAAACGGCGCACAGTGGTTTGAGCGGATACTTAAAGACGTCGAAGTGCAGCGCAGAATGTGGTTTGCTTATGCGCGAGCGCTCAGGGGTGTCGCGTGAGTTATACATCTATTATCGACGACATGGCCGAAGCGTTTAACACTGCTTACCCTTCGCTTTTGGTCGAGACTTCATATGGCCAAGGGATAACCGCCCCAGATCAAGAGGCGATTGTCAGCGCTCAAGGTTTCAGGAATGTACTAATCAAAATCGACGACCTGCCAGATGACGACGTGCATAATGCGACGTTCGGCGCAATTCAGGAAGGCCGCGCGATGATGTGGAGTGTCGCACCGACGCCGGACGAGGCTTTGCAACAATTAAAGACGTGGTGGCTTACGCTCTGCGGCAATGACGGCGTGATTTTACACAACCTCAAAGCGACGACAACACTGGGCAGTTTAGACTTTCTCAGGTGGCGCGCGGTTGGGGGTTTCAAAGGCTACGCAAGCCAATTCGGCAACCTTTGGCTAGCCGATCAGCTCGTAGAGTACACAGTAAGGAGTTAAAATGGCAAACAATAAGCAAAACATTGTTTTTACCGAATACGACGTCAAACTAGACGGCGTGTCCGGTGGATACACAAAACAGGACACGACGGCCGTAACTTTAGGACTTTCCTATCGCGAG